GAATCCAAGCAGTCCGATTAGATTGCTTCTCCAAGTCCCTAATCCTTGTTTCATGATCTTGAGAGGCCTGCAAAATCTGCAGAGAGTTAGCCTTCAGAATTTCGATGTCTCGAACAATCTGCAAAAGCAAATCTTGATTAGTTACTTTAGGTTCAGGCATCAGCAGTCATCTCCACACCACACAAACCACAAAAAACAGCCCCTTCATCAGCCGAAGCAGAATTGACACCATTACCGGCACAATCAGTATTCCTGCAAATCAACATAAAAGGTCTCCTAAAACCCTAGTTTACTATCTCAAAAATAACCTAGAAAGAAGCAATATGTTCAAGAGAGGCAACCTTAAACTTTATGTGATGTCTCTCATTATCGGTCTGACTATCTATCGCCAAAATCTCATAATATTTGTCAATAACAGAGCCGATGGCAGAAGGTTGGAAACAAACTCTAATAACATCTCTAAGCTCGATAGCCAACACTTTATTCTGTTGAGCAGTAGTCAAACCCTCTAAAGCAACAGTTATCTCTTGAGCCCTGTATTCAGGGTATTTGAACGCTGAAAGATAGTTATTAGCGATAGTTTGCGGTTGAGTAAAAGTAGTAGTCAAATTGTCGGTTTGAGCCCATTCACGCAAACCATAAAGACTAATCAAAGCAGTATCTTTAGCGGTAGCAGTAGCATTCACGCCAACAACCGAAATGCTGTTATACATTTGCTCACCACCATAAGCCAAATACAAGTCAGTAAAAGGCAAAGCAGTTCCATTACCATAAGCAGTTCCCTGAGAGTTCTGATCTGCAAAAGTCAAAATAGTTGGTGCAGCAATCGCCGAAGAAACGCTCCTAATAACCCCTGAGAATGACTGCCAAGGTAGCCCTGCCCAAGCGTTCACATAAACAGTTGAAGCAGTCGAAGTATAAGGATTGTAGTAGCCATCAAAATAGTTGCCATCGAAAGTTGAAGCGTTCTCTACATGCCAGTTATGGCCAACAAATTGACTAGTTGTTGAGGCAGTACCAGGAGAAGAAACTCTAATGTTTACGCCAGCCACAATACCTGTTGAAGCTGAAGCGGTTCCACGCATCAAATACCATGTAGCGTTTGAGGTTCCAGTAATGTTTATGGCCAGAGCCGAACCACCACCGCTGTTGATAGTGTTGCCGGCAGAATCTAGCAAAGCAAAAGAACCATTCAAACCATTACCGGCCGAAGCCAAAGCGTTGCCCTTGAAATAAGCTGAAAAAACATAAGACTGAGCAGTCGCATTAGTTGGATTGTATTTAGTTTGATTGACATCAACATATTGAAAATAAGTGATGTTTGCTGAAGAATATATTTGAGCAGCGTTTGAGGTTCCGCCATAACTGAAGAAAGTTGCTGTCGAAGCCTGATAATCATTTATCCAACCATTACCTAAACCATTACCATTGAACCAGTCAGTAGTATCTCCAGTGATTGCCGAAGGATAAGCGATCTGATTCTGTCTAACAAGAGTTGGATTCCAAACAACAGTGCCAAAAGTTCTATCCTTCATAACCATGACACCTGAAGCATTAGCAAACAAATCGGCAGGTTCAGAGCGAGCAACATTCTGCAAATAAGAAAGAACGTTATCTCCTTCATTATGGACATCGGCTCCAACAATAGTTCGCCCATAATTGACTAAAGAATACTCAGAAGAATCAAACCCATTCGCAGACATAACCTGCTTAAAACGAGAACCAGTATCTTGAACTAAAGGCTCAAACCCTGCACTAAATCGGGCATTAGAAACTCTAAACATTTCATCCAAAGCAGACAAAGTAGCGTTACCATCAAAGCCAGCCTGATCATAAGTGAAATCCCAAGTCTGAATAAAACCAGTGAAACGCCTAATGCCATTAGCAGTAACTCTAACCCTGCCTCCAGGTTGCACAATACTGTAACCCCCAGCCCCATACCAAAGAATCGAGCTTGTATTTGTTGGGTCAAAAGTTCGGTCATTATTAGTAAAAGAGATAGAAAGAGTACCTGCAGAAAAGTCCTCTAACTGTCTAGAAATACCTTTATTGATTGAAACATTGTTTGTTACAGAAGTAACATCAACCCAGCTTGAAGCCCCAAACTGTAATTCAATAAGGTGAGTTGGCAAAGACATTATCTGCGTGCTCTACCTGTAGTAAAGATTGAAGGCAAACTGCCATTGGCTTTCACATATTTCGCTAGGGCATCAACAACAGCTTTAGGATCAGAATTAGTAACAGTTATATTGAAAATTGATTGATTCTGGCTATTCGCAGCTGCTTCAGCCTTGAAACCGAATAAGTCATGAACATCTCCAGTAGTAGGAATAGCCATAACCTCACCTTTGGGGCCAAAAACAGCAGGAGCAGTAGTAACACTCAAACCCTTCTTAGCCAATTCATTCTTAACTGAAGCATCAGCCATACCAGAAGCAACAGCGGCAGCAAACTGAGTTGCAGCAATCGCAGCAATACCAGTAACCAATACTGAAGCCACACCTGCCCCAGCAACTCCTGGCAAAGCATTAGCAGCACTCTTAGCTTGAATCAAACCAACAGCCTGAGCAAGATTAGCGAGAGACTTACCGCCCGAAGCCAAAAACATGATTCCTTTTAGAGCAATCAAAGCAGGCAAAGCCCGAATCAAAGCCTGCATAATATTGCTAAAGCCTTTCATGGCATCACCATTACCGAACATGGCAAAGAAGTCGCGAACACCGCCAAAAGCATCGCTAACAGCCTTTTTAATATCTCTAAAACTCTTACCAACATCAGTCTTAGGGTTTGCTATATCATCAAAAAACTGCATAACCTGATCTGCAGGGCCACCCGGTTGAGTAATGTAATCAACCATATTGACCAGCGCAGGCATAATTGCTGTGCCAATCTTTTCCTTAATAATCTCAAGGGCATTGTTGAATTTGTCAAAAGGGTTCACGTTAGCCGCAGCTGCACCAGCAACCTCAACAGCAAAGTCATGCAAAACATCTTTAGACTTCTTGAGTTCAGGAAACATACGAACCAAAGCAGTCGTATTTCCATTATTTGCCTTAGCCAAAGCCAAAGCAATCTTTGAAGCATCCTTGCCACTAGCAGCCGCGCCATCAAGGGAAGTTTGAAACAGCGAGTTAGCGGCCGAAATAGACTTTGTGCCACGTGCCAAAATCGTGTAAGCAGGATACAGTTTGTCTTTAGCGATGCCAGTCTGCATCGAAGTTTTCTCAATAAGTTTTTTAGCCGACTCAATCTGCTCTTTATTAGCGTGAGTCGTATTCTTGAGCTGATTAGCCAACAACTTTTGTGCAGTCGCATCCTTGACCGCTAACTTGACACCTTCCTCAAGTTGCCCAGCAATATCGCTCAAACCATTGACAGCCAAACCAGCACCCGACAAGAAACCACCAAGGCTCTTGCCAAGACCCGACAACTTACCAAAAGCCGAGTGCGCCTTACGAATACCAGAATCATCAAATTTAGTGAGGATAGGTAGAATAACAGCCATTTAACGCAACTCCCGATTCAACCTGTCAGCGTATTTCCCGATTACAAGTCTAATCTCGCGCTCCATACTAGGGATTTCCTGCTCAACCGCAGGCCAAGCAAAATTACTATTACCCTTTTCACGCAACTTAGAAATCATCACAATACCCGCAACAGCACGATCGCGCGACTTGCCTTTGCCAGCCACATCAATCATCGCTGCAACCGGCGAATCAACTCGAATCGAAATCAGCGAAGTAGTCTTGGCGACCCTAGACCGACGAGTGGAATAACGAACAGTCACCTTATTAGCTCGAACACCAACATCCCAACCAAGCCTGCCAGAGTTATTCATACCAGACAGAGGGGCAACAGTAGGAATCTGCGCCTTAACCTTATCTGCGCCTGGCTTAGCGATGCTTTTGGCTTCACGCTGCATTTGGTTAGCCAATTTAGGCTCTAACTGGTTGAGAGCCTTTTGCATTTCGCGAATACCATAAACATCAGCCATTAGAGTTTTGTGACCTAACAGCAAAATAAAGGGTATTCAACATGCGGTCACTCTCATTCAGCAACACACTAGGCGCAAGACCAGTAGCGATAGACAGGTTAGCGATAAACCAATGCATCGAATCCTCGCCTATCGCATTTATTTTTTTGGTTCAACAACCTCAGCAACAGCCACCTCAACAATCGTATACTCCAGAGCCTACAAGAACAGCAATTACTAATGACCCGAATAGAAATATTTTCGTCACAGGTGTTGTTGGTCGTGCTATGGGTAGTGGCAACTTTCAAATACAAGATATTGATGCCCTTACTTCTGTAGCTATGGCTACTTATCAAAAATATTTTATATAAAATATATGGGGGATTAATTTCCCCCTATTATTATGCAAAGGCACACTAGAATTTTTTTTAAATATTGGGGTTATGGCGATCAACACACACCTGATTGTTGGGCAAAAGATTGCGGAAAACTTGCAGTAGATATACATCACTTAATTGGTCGTGGCCAAGGTGGTGATCCTAAAAAGTTACGAGATAAAATAAATAATTTATATCCATTATGTAGAGAATGTCATTTAAAGACAGATACCGATAGAGAGTTTAACGAAGAATTAAAAAAAGATTTAACAAGGAGGTTAAATGGAAGAAAATACTGAATACGCAAATATAGGTTTTGATCCTAATGCTTTATCTTATTTAGAAGATAAACTTGGATTAATATTTGCTGATGAAGATACTGCTTATGATCTAATGAAAAAGCATGAAAAAGTTTTAATAAGTGAACTTACTAAAATGTTTATGAATACAGATTATAAAAATACAACTGAATTAAATGCGCACATTTATACTAGTGGGCAATACAAAGAGTTTCTTAAGAGTTATGAAGTGATTCTTGGGAAAAGGAATCGTGCTAAAATTAGGTACGAAACCTTTAAATC